ATACTGCCGGAAACTCATCTGGTCCTGGTGTAATTAAGATGTGGGATAATGACGATAGGGGCAGGATTGCTACTTGTGTAACTATATCAGGTAAAGGATTATCTAAAAATACATTTGATGGTGAAATATGTCAAGCTTTTTCTTCAAAGTATTGGGCATATCACTTAGGTATTAAGCCAGATGTTTTCCGAGCTATGGGTGTTCCATATCGTTCACTAGATCCTAATGCTATTGGTATTGAGATATGTAATTGGGGTCCACTAGAGAAGGTGAATGGTAAGTACTACAACTATGTAGATATGATCATTCCATCTACTCAGGTATGTGAGCTTGACAAGCCATATAAAGGACATAAATACTACCATGCATATACGGATGCTCAGATTGAGTCAGTACGTCAGTTGTTAATATATTGGAAGATAATCTGGAATATACCGATTAAGTACAATGAATCTGACATGTGGACAGTATCTAAGAATGCATTGACAGCAGTGCCTGGAGTATATACACACAACTCATATAGGAAAGATAAGTCAGATATCTCTCCACAGCCAAAGATGATAGAAATGCTTAAATCATTGGTGTAATGGCAAAGGTAAAAGCGTCTTCCGTATCTATACTAAAAAAACCAAAGGTTGCAAGACCAGGTATTCATGCTAAAACAAAGATGTCAAAGCTGAAGTCTAGCAAGAACTACTTCAAGACATACAAAAAACAAGGTCGCTAAATTTTAGTATATTTGCATCATGGGAAAAATTAATAATTATACAGTATCTTCTACTCCGAATCCAGGAGATAAGATCTTATGTTCTGATGCAAATACAGGTGATACCAAGAACATTACCCCACAAGGAATTATTGATCTTGAGAGGTCATCTAAGATATATCGTGCATATATAAAACAAACATTGACAAATCCACCTGATGCCACATTAATTGCCGGAAATACAATAACAGGTACTTGGTCATATGATAATGTAGGTTCATATTTATTTACATCTAACGGAGCATTTGAAAATGTTAAAACATCTTGTATCATATCTCTTCCTGGATCTCTAGATATTGGATTTGAGTTTTATGTAAATAACAATGACTCTGTATATCTTAATTCATTTTTATCTAGTGTATCATCTGATGGAATTATTTCAGATTTGTACATTGAGATAATGACTCACGACATTTAACGCGGATCAATCATAATAAGGCCGTACCTATTGGTACGGTTTTTTTTATATATTTGTGTCAAATAAAATCAAATGGAAAAACAATTAACTACTGAAGAACTAGAAAAGTTCAATGCTGCACGTAAAAACTTCTACGATCTAAGAAGCAGACTTGCAGATATAGCCATCACAGAAGAGCGTCTTAAAATAGACAAACAAACAACTCTTACAAACATTGATATTGCTCAGAATGAAATTGCCGTAATGCAAAAAGATTTCTTTGAAAAATATGGTGATGGTAGAATAAATACAGAAACAGGAGAAATAATGCCTTATGATAATTAGGAAGATATCTATAGGAACAGATCCACTAAATGCAATGAATTATCAGGTTGGAAAACCTGTAATGAAAGGTGAATATGTTGTCTATGATATTATCCATACTGTCACAGGTAGTTTTGATGTTTGGGTAGAAAAGAATGGTGAAGCTGTTAAGTGGAAAACCATTAACACTACCATGCCTGTCATTATAGAGTACAACATAAATTTCTAGCATGAAGTCACCTCATTATTTCGTGGTGCGCCCATATAACGGACGCAGGTACGATAACATTCGTAAGTATGGAGACAATGAATTTATCATTTCTTCATCTCAAGAAGATCATACTGTCACTAATAGAGTTGGTATTGTTGACTCAGTGCCTCTTGGATATGATGGCAATATAAAACCTGGAGACCATATCATTGTGCATCATAATGTGTTTAGGCTGTATTACGACATGAAGGGAAGAGAGAGGTCTAGTTGGAACCACTATAAAGAGGATATATTCATCGTTGAGATGGACCAGGTATTTCTATATAGAGACCCTAATGGAGAATGGCAGTCACCATATCCATTCTGCTTTGTTAGTCCTATCGACAAGGACAATGAGTTTGGTGTATCTTATGACAATTCTGCATATAAAATACTATTTGGTAAGATTGAATATATACCAAGTAATATAGTATTGAATAAAGGTGACATCGTTTCTTTTCAGCCCGAGTCAGAATATGAGTTCAGAATAGATGACAAATTAATGTATCGAATTAAAATAAGAAACCTATGTCTAAGGATTTGAAAGATAGGAAACATAATATTCTCATCGCTGCCGAGAAATCTATAGATGAACTCATCAAGGTTCTAGAGATGCCAATTATTACGCATTCTGTAGATGATGATTTGTCAGCAGATAAAATGAAAAATGCAGCAGCTGCCAAACGATTGGCTTTTGAAGATGCCCTATCAATACTTGAGAGAATAGATCAAGAGAGAGCAAAAGAAAGTGGTGTTGATATAGCTAAGGCTATTCCATTAAACAGTGGTTTTGTAGAGGGAAGAGCAAAATCAAATGGCAAGAAATAATCCATATGATATTTATAGAGTTGTTGATAATCATGTCAGCGATGTAACTATACGTAATAAAAATAGAGCTAAGAGTTGGAAGTACGGATATGACAAAGAAAACGATGTAGTTGTTATATCAAAAGATGGAACTGTTGGGGAGATATATGAGATAAATGGACTGCATATAGCCCTTCCAAGAGAACCCAGGCACGTACCTACAGGAAAGAATAAATGGGAACCAGAAGAGTATCCAAAAGAATTACAACGAATAAAAACATCTTTTGAGTGGATCAAAAGAGACAACTCTTTTAAGATACAATGGATAGACTATATAGAAAAGGAGTTTGACAGAAGAGAGTATGGTCATTGGTTTATGAATAACAGTAAGCCAACGTACATTACAGGAACCCACTATATGTATCTGCAATGGTCTAAGATAGATATCGGACTACCGGACTTTAGGGAATCAAATAGGATATTCTATATTTTTTGGGAAGCTTGTAAGGCAGACAATAGGTGTTATGGAATGTGCTATCTGAAAAATAGACGTAGTGGTTTCTCATTTATGTCATCCAATGAAACAGCAAACATAGGAACTATATCAAAGGACTCTCGACTAGGCATACTTTCTAAAACAGGTTCTGATGCTAAGAAGATGTTTACTGATAAGGTTGTGCCAATTGTAAGAAACTATCCTTTCTTTTTCAAGCCTGTGCAGGATGGTATGGACAATCCAAAGACAGAACTATCGTTTAGGGTTCCTGCATCAAAGATAACTAAGAAGTCTTTGAATGAGGAAAGCACATCTGAAATAGAAGGGTTGGATACAACTATTGACTGGAAGAATACAGCTGATAACAGCTACGATGGTGAAAAGCTATTGTTGTTGGTACACGATGAGTCCGGTAAGTGGGAGAAGCCAGAGAACATACTTAACAACTGGCGAGTCACAAAGACATGTCTTCGTTTAGGTAGTAAGATTATTGGTAAGTGTATGATGGGATCAACATCTAATGCACTATCAAAGGGTGGTGATAACTTTAAAAAGTTATTCATGGACTCTGATCCACGTAAGAGATCATCTAATGGGCAAACTAAGTCAGGACTATATTCTCTTTTCATACCTATGGAGTGGAACTTTGAAGGGTATATTGATCAATATGGATGGCCTGTATTAGAGGGCCCTAAAACACCAATTGTGGGTATTGATGGTGAGATGATTGAAAATGGAGTTATTACTTATTGGAATAATGAAGTTGAGTCATTGAAGAATGATCCTGATGCACTCAATGAATTCTACAGACAGATGCCTAGGACTGAATCTCACGCATTCAGAGATGAGTCTAAGCAGTCTTTATACAATCTATCAAAGATATATCAGCAGATAGACTATAATGACGTTTTAGTAAAAGATAGGGTTCTTACAAGAGGTAGTTTCCATTGGAAAAATGGAGTAGAGGATAGCGAAGTAGTATGGTCTCCTGACCCCAAGGGTAGATTCCTAGTGTCTTGGCTTCCGGACTCTAGAATTAGAAATAATGTAATAAAAGATAAGAATGGAAAACGAAGACCTGGAAATGAGCATCTTGGTGCTTTTGGTTGCGACCCCTATGACATATCTGGTACTGTTGGTGGTGGAGGTTCTAATGGAGCTTTGCATGGCCTCACAACATTTCACATGGAGTCAAATGCGCCTACTAATCAGTTCTTTCTTGAGTATGTGACAAGAACTCAGACAGCAGAGATATTTTTTGAAGATGTTATTATGGCTATACACTTTTATGGTATGCCAATACTAATAGAGAACAATAAGACTAGGCTATTATATCACCTTAAAAACAGGGGATATAGGAACTTTTCTATAAACAGACCAGACAAACATATATCTAAACTATCTAAGTTTGAGATGGAGGTTGGTGGTATACCCAACTCATCTGAAGATGTTAAGCAGGCACACGCATCTGCAATAGGATCGTATATAGAACAATATGTAGGATATGACTCTGAAGGAACATATAGAGATCCAGATGAAATGGGCAGCATGTACTTTACTAGAACACTAGAAGAGTGGGCTAAATTCGACATAACAAATAGGACGAAATTTGATGCTGCAATTAGCTCAGGATTAGCTATAATGGCCACTAGAAAAAACCATGTAAATACTCCGACTGAAAAATCAAAAATTAGTATTAAATTTGCAAGATACGACAATAGTGCAGGCAACATAAGTCAACTGAAGAAATAATGGATAAAAAACCATCTGTAATTATAAGTGGCTCTCCGTTTCCTAACCAAATGGCAACAGATGCTGAGAAGGCATCACAAGATTATGGTCTAAAGGTTGGGAAAGCCATCGAAGGAGAATGGTTCAGAAGAGTCAATACAGATAATTGCCGTTATTACGATCAGTATCTAGAGTTTCATAAACTACGTTTGTACGGACGAGGCGAGCAGCCTGTAGAGATGTACAAAAGATTATTATCTGTAGATGGTGACTTGTCATACCTTAATTTAGATTGGAAGCCGGTTCCTATAATCCCAAAGTTTGTGGATATTGTAGTGAATGGAATGGCAGACAGGCTATATTCTGTTAAGGTAGAATCACAAGACGTATCCTCAGCTGAGAAGAAGAATGTTTTTCAGGATATGGTAGAAGCAGATATGCTTGCCAAAAATATCCTAAAACAGACACAAGAACAATTCGGAATCGATGCCCACAACATCCCTCCTGATGAAATCCCTGAAAATGATGAAGAGTTATCTCTTTACATGCAGTTGAAGTATAAGCCTTCAATTGAGATTGCAGAGGAAATCGCCATCAATACCATTCTTGATATGAATGAGTATAAGGATGTTGTAAAGCCATTGGTTGATAAAGATCTTACCGAGATTGGTATTGGTGCTGTTAAGCATTCATTCTATCCAGGTGCAGGAGTTAAAGTTGAGTATGTTGATCCAGCATCTGTTGTGTATAGTTATACCGAGAAGCCTGACTTTTCTGATATTTATTATGTTGGAGAAGTTAAGCAAGTACACTATACTGAAATACGCAAGATTAACCCTGATATAACTGATGAGCAGTTGCAGGAGATGAAAAGTTCTGGATCTGCGTGGTATAACTATTGGCCTGTTATTAGAACGTTCCAAGATGATGTATTTAATAGCGAAATGGTCACACTATTATTCTTTAACTACAAGACAGAGAAACGATTTGTCTATAAGAAAAAGAAGTTAGAGAATGGTGGTGAAAGAGTAATAAGAAGGGATGAGAACTTTAAGCCAACACCTGACAATCCAGCTTTTGAGCGTTTGGACGTCATCAAGGATGTGTGGTATGAAGGTGTGCTTGTTTTAGGAAGCAATATGTTAATTAAGTGGGAATTACTTAAAAATATGATTCGCCCTGAAGCAGCTACTGAAAAGGCTCTATCTAACTATGTAATATATTCACCAAGTATGTACAAGGGGCAAATACAGTCTCTTGTAAAAAGGATGATTCCTTTT